CATCTACAATACCTATATAGGTGCCAATTCAACGCAATTCTCTGCAACCTACCCGACCGGTGGTAGCGGTAGTTTTAGCTTCCAATGGTACCGATCTACCGAAGTTCAGACCATCGGACTTCCACTCAACGGCGCAACACTGGAAAGTCTGATCGATACGAGTTGTGTGGCCGGAACTGATTATTATTATTCTCTTGGATACACGGACACCGCTAGTGGCTTGTCAGTGTTCTCCACCCAGGCCCACGTGAGGACCCTCCCATTGACAGCAGCCGAAGGCTTCGGCGGCCTGGGTGATTCTATCCTTGAGGGTGCATATTCGACTGTTCAAACCCCTTTCAGCTCGATGATCGATCAGATTAACTTCAAATTGACCGATCGGCAGTTTGTGAACAATGTCAATAGTGCCGTGAGTGGCTCCGTTTCTGCCGACTGGCTGCCGGGTGCCTCCACAAATTATCTTGTCAATGCAGTGACAGCCTGGAATTCAGCAGGCGTTACGCGCGTGATCGTCGAGGTCGGCGGAGCGGACGCGGGCGCTTCCTACTCAACATCGCCGACAACCTATAGATCAAATGTTCAAAACATAATCAACTATATACGGCAAAACTTGACCAGCTTGAAATCAATTCATTTAGTGTCAGCCTGTTTTATGTCAGATGCTTCGGGTACAGAAAGTATAAGAAACAGTAATTTGTTAATTCAATATGCAGACATGCTTGCAGAAACTGCTGATAATGTCACAGTTTTCTACAAAAGGCCGCTCGCTTCTTACAACTGGTTTCAGTTGCATCCGTCGTATCAGCGGGACGGAATTCATCCTACTGATCTTGGGGACCAGTCTCTCGGTGCGTTGTGGGCAGAAGATATGATTGCTGGGATGGTAGGAGGGGTGTCCGTAGTTTCCAACCCTTCCGGCTACAGCCGGGCGCGGCTTTGCAATGAATGATGGGGGGTTTCTATGCAGTTGATACTGAACGGGGATTCGCGGCCGATCGTGTTTGCGATGGTGCAGGCGGCGGATCATGTTTCGCCGCTGACCGGGGCCAGCCCGGCGGTCGCCATCGCCAAGAACGGCGGCGCCTTCGCCGCGCCGGCCGGCGCGGTCAGCGAGATCGCCAATGGCTGGTACATGCTGACGCCCGCGGCCGCCGATGTCGCGACCAACGGCGCGCTGATCCTCCACGCCACCGCGTCGGGCGGCGATCCGGCGGACGTCAAATGCCAGGTCGTGGCGTTCAGCCCGTATGATTCGGGCCGGCTGGGGCTGTCGGCGCTGCCCGCGGCGGCGGCGGGGTCGGCGGGGGGATTGCCGCTGGGCGATGCAGCCGGCAAGGTTGCGATCAACAATGCGGGCGCGACGCTCGACGCGGCGCTGTCCGCCCATGACGCGGCGGGGACCGCGGGGGCGGCGCTGGGCGCGCTGGTCGGCCAGCTGACCGAAAGCTACGCCGCCGCCGGACAGCCCGGAACGCTGGCGCAGCTGCTCTACGGGCTGCTGGCGGTGCTGACCAACGTCGATCAGTCGGGGACCGCGCTCACCGCCCGCGGGCTCGACGGCTCGACCGCGGCGATGAGCTTCACGCTCGACAACGCGTCGGCGCCGACCTCCCGCCGGCGCACGGCGTGACCCGGCCGCTCTCGATCCGACGCTCGGTCTGACAATTGCCGGAGGCGCCCCATGTCGGGATGGCAGATAACGCTCGGGCTCGGGCTGAACGGGCCGGCATCCTTCCTGCTGGACGGGCTGGGCGCCGCGTCGGGCCAATTGGATGACGCGGGCCAATCGCAAAGCGCACCGGCGCGGTCGCTGAACCTCCAGCGGACCCTGACCCCGGTCTTCGTCTCGGGCTATGCGGGGCGGGATTTCCCGCTGCTGTCGTCGGCGGCGGACGATGTGTTCGGCATCGATCTGGGGCCGGCGCTCGATGCCGGGGACGCGCTCGACGCCGCCAGCCTGACGGTGAATTTCTTTCCGGTCGATGTCCCCGCCGCCGGCTACGCCGCGGCGCTGGACGGCGCGCCGGTCCTGATCGGGACGGTCGCCGCCCAGGCGATCGGCCAGCCGCCGCCGGCGCGCTACCTGCTGGGCTTCGTCTGCGGCACGCAGGCGGGGCGCCGCATCGCGCTCTATTCCTTCTTCAACGCCACAGGATTGCCCGATGCCGCCACAGGGTAAACTGACGCCGCTGACGGGTCCAAACCTCCAGGGGCCCGGATTTATGGCCGCCGGATTCATGGCCGCCGGATTCATGGGCAGACTCGGCGCCGGCCTGCGCTATGCCATCCGCGGCGTCGCGCCGGACAACTGGTTCGGGCCGCTGCAGCCGATCCGGCCCGCCGACCCGGTGTTCGCCGAGCCCCGGCGCTTCGACTATCTGTCCGGGCTCAACATCCAGTACCAGCCGCGCGGCGAGGAGGGGGTGTCCTTCGCCCAGATGCGGGCGCTGGCCGAAAGCTATGACCTGCTGCGGCTGGTGATCGAAACCCGCAAGGATCAGGTCGAAAAGCTGCGCTGGAACATCCGCCCCAAGGGCGGAGAGGATGGCCGCTCGGTGGCCGCCGCGGCGGACGATCCCCGCGTGCTGACGCTGGAGGCGTTCTTTCGCAGGCCTGACGGCGCGCATCGCTGGGGCGCGTGGCTGCGCATGCTGCTGGAGGATTTGCTGGTGATCGACGCGCCGGCGCTCTACAAGGCGCGCAGCGTCGGCGGCGATCTGCTGGCGCTGGAGCCGGTGGACGGCGCCACGATCAAGGTGCTGATCGACGAGCAGGGTCGCGCGCCGGCGCCGCCCGACCCCGCCTATCAGCAGGTGCTGCATGGCGTGCCAAAGGGCGATTTCGCGCGCGACGAGCTGATCTACCTGCCGCGCAACCCGCGCACCGCCAAGGTCTACGGTTTCTCCCCGGTGGAGCAGATCATCACCACGGTCAACATCGCGCTCCGCCGCCAGGTGGCGCAGCTGCAATATTTCACCGAGGGCAACGTGCCGGAGGCGCTGATCGGCGTGCCGCAAAGCTGGACCATGGATCAGATCTCGCAGTTCCAGACCTATTGGGACACGATCCTGGCCGGCAATATCGCTGAACGGCGGCACGCCCGCTTCGTGCCGGCGGATTTCCGCTATCAGGCGACGCGCGAGCCGCCGCTCAAGGATGATTTCGACGAGTGGCTGGCGCGCATCGTCTGCTATGCCTTCTCGACCTCGCCCGCGCCCTTCACGCGCCAGATGAACCGCGCCACCGCCGACAACGCCCAGGAAATGGCGCTGGAGGAGGGGCTGGCCCCGATCATGCTGTGGATCAAGAACCTGGTCGAACAGGTGATCGAGGAGGATTTCGGCTGGACCGACCTCGAATTCGAATGGATCGACGAAAAGGCGACCGACCCGCTGCAGCAGGCGCAGATCACCGACCTCAAGGTCCGCGCCGGCCTCAAGACCATCAACGAGGCGCGCGCCGAATCCGGCCAGGACCCCATCCCCGGCGGCGACGTCCCCCTCATCTACACCGGCGCCGGCGCAGTGACGCTGGCCAGCGTCACGGGATGATGATTTGCACGTTTTAGCCACAGATTACACAGATAAATACAGCTAAACAAGAAAATTTTTTTATGCCGTCTACTTAAACGGGTTAAGTTTCAGAATTAATGAATTTATTTGGATAAATACATGACTGCGCGGACGTGAAAAAAATAAGATCAAAATAATTATTCTATTTTATCCGTATCAATCTGTGTAATCTGTGGCTAAATAATCTTCACTTGAACAGGAGAGCCCCATGAAACTCTACGCGACCATCGCCAAGATCGACCAGGACCAGCATATGGTGTTCGGCTACGCCTCGACCGAGGCGCTGGACAGCCAGGGGGAGGTGGTGAAGCGGGAGGCGCTGGAGGCGGCGCTGCCCGACTATATGCGCTTCGCCAATATTCGCGAGATGCACCAGCCGTCCGCGGTCGGCGTCGCGACCGAGGCGGAGCTTGACGAGCGGGGGCTGTATCTGGCCGCAAAGATCGTCGATCCGGCCGCGTGGGAGAAAGTCGCGGCCGGCGTCTACAAGGGCTTCTCGATCGGCGGCAAGGTGGTGTCGCGCGACCGGGTGCAGAAACACGTGATCACCGGCGTCCGCCTGTCGGAGATCAGCCTGGTCGATCGCCCCGCCAACCCGGAGGCGGTGTTCACCATGTACAAATCGGACGACGAGCCGACACTGAAGATCGGCGCGCGCAATTCCGCAGCCGACCTCCAGATGATCCAGGACATTCACGATCGCGCCGTGGCGCTGGGCGCCGCCTGCGACGATTGCGACCCGGACGATCAGGACGGCGCGCAGGACGCCGACAAGATCGCGGGGCTGATCGCGGAGCGCAATGCGTTGCGAAAGGCGCTGCTGCGCCTGCCGGCCGAGCGTCGCGCCGCGTTAAAGGCGATAGCGATCGATAAAGCCGCCGACGGCCTTGCGGGCCAGGCGGCGCCCGAGCTGCCGAGCCGCGATCCCCTGGAACTCGCCAAGCGCGCGCTGCGCCGCCCGATGACCCTGGCGCAGATCGAGCGGATCGCGAACGGCGGCGGGTTGGCGTGAGCGCCTGGCTTCAGCCCGCGCGGCGGCGCAGCATCAGCAGCCCGCCGATCCCGGTCAGGAACAGGCCGAGGCTTGCGGGCTCGGGGACTTGGATGCCGGTTTCGGCGGTGACGTAGCCGACCGTGTGGTTGTCGGACTCATAGGCGCCGACGCTCGGGTTTTCAGTGAAATGGATGCTGTCGAAGCTGCCGCCAATGTCGTAGAAATTGACGAAGACGTATTGCTGGCTGCTGTCCTGGCCGGCGAAGGCCCCGCTGGGATTGCCGCAATAGGCGTTGGTCTTGGAACACGCCCCCAGCGCCGCGATGACCTGGGACGGCGTAAAGTCGAACACATCGACGCCGTTCTTGTAGAACGACAGGTCGTTGCCGGCGTCGAGCGCCGACAGCCAGAAGCCGAAATAATTGACGCCGGTCGCGAGCGTGGTCGTCAGGTTGAGCTGATATCCGGTGGTGGAAGATGTTACGATGTAGTCTCCGGTTCCGCCCGCCCCGCCGAACTGGCCCGCCGCCGAAATCGACGCATTGGTGTAGGTGCCGGTGATCGTCCCGCCGGTGCCGTAATTGGTGGAGAAGCTGTTCCAGGCGCCGACCCCCATGCCGTTGAAGTTATCGACGCCGACGGTGCAGGTCCCCGATCCGAGGTTGGCGCACAGCGCGGCCTGATTGGCGTTTTCGACGCCGGCGGCCTCGTACGTGACGTTGAAGGAAGCGGCGCGAGCGGTCTCCGCGGCGCCGGACAGCAGGCCGACGCCGAACAGAAAGCCGAGGGCGCCGGTGCGCAGAGTTTGGATGTGGCTGGTCATGATCGGTCTTTCAGATCGCGCGCCGGCGCAGCATCAGCAGGCCGCCGACGCCGGTCAGGAACAAGCCGAGGCTTGCGGGTTCGGGCACCTGGATGCCGGTTTCGGCAGTGACGTAGCCGACCGTGTGGTTGTCCGACTCATAACCGCCGCCATAGCCGTTGGCTTCGGAGAAATGGATGCTGTCGAAGCTGCCGCCCAGATCGTAGAAATTGACGAACACGAACTGCTCGCCGCTGTCCTGGCCCGCGAACGCCGAATTGGGGTTGCCGCAATAGGCATTCGTGCTGGAACACGCCCCCAGCGCGGCGATGACCTGGGACGGCGTAAAGTCGAACACATCGACGCCGTTCTTGTAGAACGACACGTCGTTTCCGGCGTCGAGCGCCGACAGCCAGAAGCCGAAATAATTGACCCCGGTCGCCAGCGTGGTCGAAAGATTGACCTGATAGCCGCCATTGCTGAGGAAGGTCACGCCGTATTTGCCGGTTCCGCCGGCGCCGCCATACTCGTCCGCGTTATTGATCTGGGCGTTGACATAGGTGCCGGTAATGGTCCCGCCGGTGCCGTAATTGCTCGTAAAAGTTTCGCCGGAGCCGGTCGGGCGGCTGTCGAAGTTTTCGGTGCCGACCGTGCAGGTTCCCGACCCCAGATTGGCGCACAGCGCCGCCTGCGTGACGTTCTGGACCCCCGCGGCCTCGTAGGTGATGTTGAACGGGTCCGCATGGGCCGCCGAAGTCAGCACGGCGAAGACGCCGCCGAGAAGAAAGGTTGCGCGTGCAAAGCTTAAGTTCATGGTCGCATATCCTGTCACTGGCCTTACCCGGTCGTCTGGCGACGCGTCGGTATCTGAAGCATCGTTAAAGCACATACCGTGCCAAACTAAAACGCGCTGCTAAATCAAGCGCCTGCGATGAACAGGCCCGATCGTCAGCATCCTACTGTAAAGACTCGCTACACAAAAGGGGTATGCGTTCGCGACAACGCTGTCGGAACGTCGAAAATCTCTCCCCGCCCGCCGGACACGCGCATCACGAAAGATCGAATTTCGGCTGGTGAAGCCCGCCATCCGGAACATTGCCATGCGCCCTTGGGCAAGGCTTGAGGGCGGCCGCCTGGGCTGCCCGTCCCCCCATCGAAATGGAGCCTTTTTGATGAACGAAGCGACCACCGCCGAAACCCTCGCGCTCGTCAAGGACGCGCTGGCCAACGGCAGACCCGATGCGCTGTCCAAGGCGATCACCACCGCCACCGGCCTCCTCGCCTACGATCTTCAACCCTCCGCCAAGAATCTCTATCCGGCCGCCACGCCGATCCGCAACGTCCTGCCCCGCGTCGGCGGCGGGACCGGCGCGGCCACCAACTGGCGGCAGGTCAACGCCATCATCGGGTCCGGCTGGGACGCCATGGGGTGGGTGCCCGAAGGTCAGCGCTCCGGCCGCATGAGCTACACCACCGCGACCCGCTCCGCCTCCTACGCGACGGTCGGGGAGGAGGATTCGGTGACCTTCGAAGCCGTCTCCGCCGCGCAGGGGTTTGAGGATATCCAGGCGACCGCGACGATGCGGCTGCTACAGAAAATGATGCTGAAGGAGGAAAACGCCTTCCTCGGCGGCAACGGTTCGATGCAGCTGGGAACCCCGGCGACGCCGGCGCTCGCCGCCGCCGGTTCGGGAGCGACGCTGCCGGCCGCGACCTATTCGGTGATCGTGGTCGCGCTGACCTATGAGGGCTACCGCAATTCCAGCGTGGCGGCGGGCGTTGCGACCACGAAATCCATCGCTGGGGCCGACGGCGCCAGCTTTACGCTGAGCGGCGGCTCGTCGGCCGCATCGGCCAACGCGACCCAGGCGGTCGCGTCGGGCGCGACGCTGTCGGCTTCGGTGACGCCGGTCGTGGGCGCGGTCGGCTACGCCTGGTATGTCGGCGGGGCGGGTTCGGAGAAGCTTCAGGCGATCACCACGGTCAACAGCGCGACGTTCTCTGCGCCGCTCGCAACGACCGGGCAGCCCGCGTCGGCGGTCACGGCGGATAATTCCGCCAACCCCGGCCTCGCCTATGACGGGCTTCTGACCTCGGCGCTCAAATCCGGCTCCGGCGCCTATGTCGACTATCTGGCGACCGGAACGGCGGGCACGGGAACGCCGCTCAGCGAATCCGGCCGTGGTTCGGTCAACGAGATCGATCTGATGCTGCAAAAGATGTGGGATCTGTATCAGGTCAGCCCGACCGTGCTCTACGTCAACAGCCAGGAGCAGCGCAACATCACCAACAAGGTGCTGAACAGCGCCTCCGGCCCGCTTTTGCGCTACGCGATCGACGGCAAGGACCCGTTCGCGATCGTGGCCAACGGCGTGGTCGAATATTATTACAACCCCTTTGCGCTCGACGGCGGATACAAGATTCCGGTCAAGATTCATCCGTTCGTCCCGCCGGGCGTGATGATCGGCTGGTCGGAGAACCTGCCGGCGCAGTACCAGTCCAGCAACGTGCCCAACGTCGCCGAGGTCAAGACGCGGCGCGACTACTACCGGATGGACTGGCCGCTCAAGACCCGCGCCTACGAATTCGGGGTCTACGCCGAGGAGGTTCTGGCGGTCTACGCGCCTTTCGCGATGGGCGTGATCGCCAACATCGCGAACGGGTGAGCCGACGCAGCCGCCGCGGCCGGGCTCACCCCGGCCGCGGCGTATTTCCCGAACGATCCGACAGGAGACGCGCCGATGGCCCAAGGCGATCTCGTACTCATGGCCGATGTGAAGGCCTATCTTGGCGGCGACCTGCAATCCAACGACGACGCCGTGCTGGCGCGCCTGATTTCCGCCGCCAGCCAGTTTTTCGTCACCGCATGCGCCCGTCCCATCCTGGCGCAGGATTATGCCGAACTCTACGACGGCCGGGGCGCGACCAGGCTCTATCTGCGCCAGACGCCGGTCCTCGCCGTCGCGTCGCTGGCCATCGACGGGGTGGCGATCCCGCCATCGCCCCAGCCCTGCCAGCCGGGCTGGATGCTGAACGGCAACGTCGTGCTGCTGACCGGCTTCTGGTTCCGGCGCGGGGCGGCCAATGTCGCGGTCAGCTACAGCGCCGGATGGGCGGCCACGCCGGCCGACGTCGCCGAGGCGGTGATCGAACTGGTCGGGTTGCGCTATCGCGGCCGCGACCGGCTGGGCAAGGTCTCGGAGGGGATGGGCGGTATGGCGACGACATCCTATGCGCAGAACGACGTCAGCGCCTTCGTCGCCGGAGTCATCGCCCGCTACGCCAGGGCGAATCTCGCATGATCGCCGCAACCTTGAACAACGCGGCGGCGGTCGCGGACCGGCTGGCCGCGCTCGCGCCCCAGGCGGACGCGGCGCTCGCCGGCGCCGCCGACGATCTGACCGAAAGGCTGCGCAGCCTGGTCGATCGGAAGCTGTCCGGCGAGGTGCTGAACGCCCGGACCGGCGCCCTGCGGGCGTCGCTGCGCGCCGGAGTCGAGCAGGCCAGCGGCATCGTCGGCAGCGTGTCGGCGGCGGCTCCTTATGCGCGGTTTCAGGAATATGGTTTCGCGGGAACCGAAAGCGTGCGCGCGTCCACCCGGCGGATCAGCCGCGCCTTCGGCCGCGCCATCGCCCCGGTCACGGCGCCGGTGCGCGCCCATGACCGGCGGGTGGATTATCCGGCGCACTCCTATCTGCGCAGCGCGCTGGCCGAGCTGGCGCCCGATATCGGCTCCGCGCTGCGCGCCGCAATGGCGGAGGCGCTGGAATCATGAGCCGCGAAGCCATCCAGGCCGCGCTGTTCGGTCTGCTGACCGTCGGCCCGGCCGCGCTGCCGGGTCTGAGGGTCGCCAGCCGCCGGCTGAAGCCGCCGCAGGAGGTCGGCGCCGGCAACTGCCCGGCGCTGTTCCAGATCTACAAGGGCGAAACGGTCGAGTGGACTGCGATGCAGCCGCGCAAGCGGGTCATGCATCTGGAGCTCGTGCTCTATGCCCATTCCGGCGACAAGAGCTTTCCGCCCTCCTCGCTGCTCAACCCGCTGCTCGATGCCATCGAACAGGCGCTGTGCCTGGGCGATCCGGTGCGGGTGCAGACGCTGAACGGCCTCGCCAAACGGGTCACCGTCAACGGCAGGATCGAAACCGACGAGGGCCTGCTCGGCGAATACGCCTACGCGATCGTCCCCATCGACATTTTGACACCATAGGAGAGTTGCGGATGACTCAGTATTCCTTCGGCATCGGCGCGCTGGTCGCGCTCAGGACCGATGTCGCCAACGCGCCCCCGGCGCAGTTCGGCACGCTGCAGGAGGTTCAGCTCGACCTCAGCTATTCGGTCAAGGAGCTGTCCGGGCAGTTCCAGGCGCCGGTCGCGCTGGCGCGCGGGCCGCTCAAGATCACCGGCAAGGCCAAGGCGGCGCGCATCACCGCGGCCAATTTCAACAACATCTTCTTCGGCCAGGCGCTGTCCGCGGGCAACACCGTGACCCAGCTGGGCGAGCCCGGGACCGTTCCCGCCGAATCCCCCTATACGGCGCAGGTCGTCAACCATGCCGCGTTCGTCGCCGATCTGGGCGTCGCCTACGCCCAGACCGGGGCGCTGCTGACTCCGGTCACCGGCGCGCCGGCCGCGGGGCAATATTCGGTCGCGTCCGGCGTCTATACCTTCGCCGCGGGCGACGCCGGGGCGTCGCTGCTGTTCACCTATACCTACACCGCGTCGTCGGGCATGGGCATCGCGCTCACCAACCAGCTGATGGGTTCGGCGCCGACATTCAAACTGATCCTGAGCGAGCAATACC